ATATCTTTACCTCCTGGATTTCTTCCAAGATTTTCAAAATTAAATGAAATCATACTGTTTTCAATTTCTTGTTCTTCATCAAATGGATCTCCACTTGTTGATTTTCTTCTAAAAGATAACATTTTCTGTGCGCTATGACCAGGATGATGATGAGCTTTTGATATGTCTATATCATTGGTAACAGCATCTAAGTCAAATCCAAGTTCATCCAATGCACTGGTGACAGCTCTCAATGCTTGTCCAGCGGTTTCAAAACGAGCGTTTCCATCTAAACCATAAATTGTCAATTTATTTGTAATTTGATGTCTTTCTGAATCAGAAATTCTGGTTGGATTACTGGCAGCTTCATACAACATGCCAAGCATTTGATTATCTTTCTTTAATGTAGTGCTTTCTGGAAGTTTATATTCTGTTGGGGTGGCTTTCCCATTACCTTTGTCAGTTTTTCTGGTGATATGATTATTATCAATATTAACCACTTCTGGTTTTATTGTAATTTTGTCTTTTCTCTTCCACTCATCAGGAATTGGGCTTAAATTGATGTCATCTGATGGGATTTTGTCAACCATATCAGAAGAAACTGTAACTTTACCATAAATTCTGGTTCCACCTTGGTCCGCAGCGATTGTTAATACATAATTATCTGATGTTTTGAATTGATTGCCAGCACTGGCTCCAGATAGCTTATCTCCAACTTGAACCACCTTTATATTCAACCCACATGTTGCTAAATCGTCAACTTCTTTTTGTAATTCTGTTGACATTGCCTTGTAAGCATCGCATGATTTATAGTTAGGTCTGAATTTAACAAGATCGCCAGTAAGATAATCATGACGAGCTACAACAGACTCAAAAATTGCATCAAATAATTTTCCCATGCAAATTATTTAGTTAAAATGATAAATAAAGTTATGAATTTCAATAAACTTTGTGAAGTAATACTTGAAGCAAAAGGAACCAGACCAGGTCAAGCTTATAAAACCGCTAAGGAAACAACAGCTCCTATGGGATTTAGCGGGAGTTCGGCTGGATTTGGGGGAACTCAAGAAAAAAGAACACAACTGGATCGTTGGGAATGGTCAAATGAAATAACAGCAGATCCAGAGACCAAAGGAGGTAGCGGCGAAGGATTACGCGCAATGAAAAGATTTTACAAAGTTTTAAACAACGCATTTCGCTTGTTAGAAAACGACACCGATTTTAGTAAGAGAGTTTTATCAATGTCAAATGATATGGATAAGAAAAGACAATCTTATGGAAGAATCACAGTTGAAGATGAGAATGGAAAAATGAAAACATTCGATGAGGAGAATGTGATGAAAATATTTCCTGGAAATATTGCAAAGTATGCTGGCGAAGAAGAAACAAGAAGAGCGAAAATATCATATTTGGAAACAGTTAAAAAGAATACTGAAAAACCAAAAGAGATAGAAGCAATTGATAGAGAACTTCAAGAAATAGAAGCAGAGCGTCAAGAATATGAAAATAAATTAAACACCGCTCAAAATATATATAATCAAGTCTTAGAAAGAACCAATGAAATTGAAGAAGTCAATAAATCATTGAATGATCAAAAGATGGAAGCTTTTAAATATTATCTAAAATCAACAGCGGAACAGTTGCTGTTAGATAATGAACAGAAGCTTGCTGATGAAAGCAAATTGCAAGATTTGTTTCAATTAGATTGGGAAAGCACACCAAAGGGTATGCAAGAAAAAATGAACATGTTAAGAGCTTTAGCTTCTGAAGATTCAACTATAAATCCAATTCTTGCATATTTGGATATTTATGATACTCGATACTCTGAAAGAGAAGCTGAATTAAGGGATCAAGAACTCAACGCAAATGTTAATATAACCAAAGTTAGAGATTATAATTCTTTACCATTTGTACAATTGGTCAACTTGTACAATAATATGAAATATAATGAAAAGTTTGGATTCAAACCTCATAAATTAGCTCCAGTTGCTATGGACTCTGATGAAAAATCAGATGGAGCATATATTGAATTGAAAAAAGTATTAGATTCAATCAATAATGAAGAAACATGGACAAGTAAAATTATCAAAAATAAAAAATATATCGAAGATTTAATTGACATGTTATCACTTACAGATTCACAGAGACAAAATATCAAAGGATATACAAAAACTATGTGGAGTGATGCAACTGGTAGAACAAAAATCAACACAGCTCAACTTATGCTTCAAGAACTCAACAAATATAGGAAGCAATTATCTGAAAATGTTTCAAATTCATTCGATTCTTATATATCATCCATAATGGAATCCATGGAGTTTGATCATGACGATTATGAAATCGATATGATCGAATTACTAGAAAAAAAATCAACTAAATGTACTGGTCCAACTAAAAAAGCCAGCAGTGATAGAAAAGGTAAAAAGTGGACAAAATGCGCTCGCCAATCAGATGGTTCTTATAAAAGAATTCATTGGGGACAAGCTGGAGTTCGTGTAACTGGTAAATCAGGAAACACCAAGAGAAAAAAAAGCTTTAAAAAACGCCACGGATGTTCATCCGCTAAAGCAGGAACACCAAAAGCCATGGCGTGTAAAGATTGGGCGTGATGTTAATTAATTTAAAATTATGAATGAATTTGATCAACTATATAATCTTCTTCTTGAGAAATATAAACCAAAAAAGAAGAAAAAAGTATCTAAATTAAGAGCTAAATGCCAAGCTAAAGCAAAATCTAAATACGATGTCTGGCCTAGTGCATATGCTTCAGGGTACGTCCAGAAATGTGTCAAAAGAAAAGGCAAAATGAACTAATATGAATTCTTCAACAAAATTAACCCAAATTGAAATATTAGAAAACCTCAGAGATTGGTTTGCTCCTCATGTGGATAAAAAAGGTCGCAAATTCAAAGGATGGATAAATTGCAAAACTGGTGGTCCTTGTGGTAGAAAAGATACATCAAAAGGATCATATCCAGCATGTAGACCCACTAAAGCACAATGTGCTAAAATTAAAGGTAAAATGTATAAAAAGAAAAGTTCTGCTAGAGTTCGTTGGAAAAAGAAAGCTGATTGATCTAATGCATTAAATATCTTTAATGGCAATTAAAATTAAATCTCTTGAAGCTAATTCATTAGACAAAACATCTTTAGATAATGGCTATTTATATAAAGATTTAGCGTTGGATCTTAATCCCGCATATTCTTATAATAGTCAACTCAATAGAAAAGAATTTTTAAAAGACGTTCAAGCATCTTATGATGTTCAAGCTATAAAAAATAGTATAGTTAATGCTTTTTTAACAGCTCCTGGTGATAAAATATTAAATCCAACATACGGAATTGATTTAAGACGATTTTTATTTGAACCCATTGATGATTTCACAACTGAAATTATTAAAGATGATATTCAAACCAATCTTCCATTGATGGAACCTAGAATAACCATCGATAATATCTACATCTACCCAGATGAAGAAGAAAATCAATACGATATAGAGTTACAAATAAACGTTCCCAGTTTAGGTGTTTATGGATTGAACATAAAATCTAGACTTAATTCTTCAGGATATACTATTTTATAACTTCTCCCATTAAATATTTTTTAAAATGAGTGATACAAAAACATTAGAATACAATTTACCAACGGATGCTTATATAAATTTCGATGCGGTATCTTTAAAGAATTTTATCATTCAGAGATTGAATGAAAGTTCAAAATTCACTGATCAAAACTATGAAGGAAGTAATTTATCATCATTGATTGATATCATTGCTTATACCACTCACGTTTTGATGTTTTATCTCAATCAAACAAGTTCAGAATCTTTATTCACACAATCATCGATTTATGAAAACATGAATCGTATTATTAAACTCGTTGGATACAACCCAACAGGAAAGCAAACATCTCAAGTACCAGTTAATTGCACAGCTAAATCAACATTACCAGCTGGTAGTTATTATTTGAAAAAATATAGTTACTTTCTAGTGGATAATATTCAATATACAATATTGGATGATTTCTTTTTTGAAAAAGTAACCAACAGTGATGAAACTATAACAACGATAAATGATAATTTAATTTTATATCAAGGAAGTGTCGGAGAATATCCAACTTACACATCAGAAGGTTTGGAATTCGAAACGTTTCCAATAGTTGTTGATAATTTAGTCGATTCAAACAGCGTTAATTTTATAGCAGATGGTACAATTTCAGTTTATGTAAAAGAAAAAGACACAGAAACTTGGTTTGAATATTCAAAAGTTAATACTATATTTTTCTCAAGTGCTAATGAAAAAATATATGAACTGAGATTGAATGAAAATGGCCATTATGAAATAAAATTCGGTAACGATACATTCGGTAGAAAATTAGAACAAGGCGATGAAGTAAAAGTAATGTATTTGTTGAGTGATGGTAACGCAGGAACCATTAGTAAAAATGTAATTAACGGAAATAAGCTGTTCAATTATTCTTCCAGCACATTTAATCAAATATATGATGATGTATATAATCAAACATCAACTTTAATAACTAAAGATAAAAGTTCATTATTAACTTTTGTAAACCCTTTAAACTCAACTGCGATCAGCGATGCTGAAAGTGTAGAAGATCTTAAAAATAATGTACCATTTTTAATTTCATCTCAATATAGATTAGTAAGTGAACAAGATTATGAAATTTATTTGAAGAAAAGCATTCCAAATATTTTAAAATCCGTAAAAGTTGCAAATAATGATAAATTTTTGGAAGAGTATATACAATATTTTTATGATATATGTGTAAATCCAAATAAAGTAAACAGAGTTTTATTAAATCAAGTTAACTTTGCCGATAGTTGCGATTTTAATAATGTTAATATATTCTGCGTTCCAGATTTTACTATAAGTGTTGATGAATCTTATCCAACATATCTACCAAATAGCTTTAAAAATTTAATTAAAGATTTAACAAATGATAAAAAGATGTTAAGTCATGAAATAATTCCACGAGATCCTGTTTATATGGCATTCGATGTTGGATATTCATCAAAACCCGCTTCTAAAAATGCATATTTTGATAGTAAAATAGTAGCTACATTAGATAAAAATACCAGAATCAGCAAACAAACTATAAAAGAAGCGATTAGAAATAAAATAGTCGATTTCTTCAAAGCGGACAGCAATCAACTCGGTGGTATTATGAATTTATCCACTTTAACAAGCGATATTTTAAATATTGAAGGTGTTAATTTAATACAAACTGTAAACAGTGCGGAAAATGCTACACTCAACGGTTTATCTTTTGTAACATGGAATCCAGTTTTTGAAGGGGTTGATTCTGAATTCGTAAATCAAAATACAACAATGCCATTTTTTAAATTTCCTTATTTTTACAGACCTTTGAATTTAATAAACAAAATTGAAATTATATAATTTGAAACATGGCATCTATTAATACATTCTGTCCACCAGCTACTATAGGAAGTTTAAATATAACTTCGCGACAAACTGGAGATGTACAACCATTAATCCCTGGCGCTATATATAACTACACATCTTGTAGTGTAACTGTTACAAATCCTTGTAGACATATAGGTCAAAACAGCGCGTTTTCATATAGTCTTGATTTTTCAGAACCGATCACCAGCATAAAGGTCACTATTGTCGGAACTGGTTGGGGAAAACTCCCAGACAATAATGAAAATTTTATTTTTACAACAAGTTCTGGAGTTCCAAATATAAACATAACAAACAGTTGTTATACAACAATTGCAGGAAATCAAGTGTTCTCTGGTAAAGGAACGCCAAAAAATGTAATTGGCCAAGGAACTGGTGGGTTTGTAGCTATAATTAGCTCACCTACCCCATTTACTTCATTAACAATTAGCGGAAATGGTGGAAGCATGGGGTCTATAATCGGATTTGCAGATCCAAAAGTAATACCACCCACAACTACAAGCACTAGTACTACACCAGTTCCTACAACTACAAGCACTAGTACTACACCAGTTCCTACAACTACAAGTACTACACTAGCTCCTACAACTACAAGTACTACACCAGCTCCTACAACTACTACAACTACTACTACTACCACCACCACTACTACCACCACCACTACTACTACCACTACTACACCAGCTCCCACCACCACTACTAGTACTACAAGCACCACCACAACAACCCCAACCCCGACTACCACCACTACAAGCACCACAACACCTGTGCCTATATTGGATGACCCTCCAAATTCTATAGATGTACAGTTTGATGTATTGGATTATAAAGATGAAAATGTATTAAGCTCTTATTCATTAGAAATAACTCCATTAAAATTCATACCAAGGCTTGAAAATATAGAAAATGCAAAAATATTGTGGAATTTTGGAGATGGTACAACCTCAGAAGTTTTAACTGCATTAAAATCTTATAATTATCCAGGAAAATATTATGTTAATTTAGTCGTTTATGATTGTTTCAATCATGCTAAAATTTCTATATATACTGCTGAAATAATGATATATGATTATTTGCCTCACACCTTTTCAATTAATAATTTACCAAACAATTCTGAAATAACTTCATACAGTGGAAAAATAAAAGGACCGTGGACAGTTATTGCAACATATCCAGCATATCAAAATAAAGGAAATGTATTTTATGAAGTTGAAGGCAGCAAAAGCGTACATCATCAAACTCAAAAAACTAATAAATATGGACATTTAGAAAATACATATGGATTATATGATAAATTTTTAAATAAAGGATTAAATTCTTATCAATTTAGAGAAATTGATGATATAGAGGTTTCAAATAACCCGATATATGTTAAAAAACTAAACAAATCAATAGTAAGATGTTCAAAAAATGACGATGGTTCTGAATTTGCAGGTATAAGTGGAAATAAAAACATATATTTCAAAGATGATACACCAACAGATCAAGATATAATTAGATTTTATTTTGATAAAACTAATATATATTCCCCAACATCATCCAAACACGTTTCATATTTTAATACTACATCGATATTATTATCTTGTAAAGTATTGCCAAATACATTATCTGCAAAATATAGCATAACTTCAAATGGATTGGATGGCGAATATTATTCTATTTCATCATTTGATATTAATCCAATACAATTTATAGGTAATAAAATATATTTTACAGTTAAATTGAAAGATGATGATAATTTTTCAATAAAAACCAACCCGATAAGTTCTAGATTTTTTTATGATCCTTATACAATTCAAATTTCAAATAATGAAAATATTGAATTTTATACTACGCCAACTATGATTAAATCTTATTTGGGTGCAGATAGATATTATTTTGATACAAAATATCTTATTGATCTTGATTTAATTTCTGAAAATACAATAAATGGACCTTATCGAATCACAATTTATGATTGGGGAACCGCGCAAATTGCTTTAAGCTCATCTGAATTTTATTTGTATCCAAAAGATTATTATAAAATGTCTAAAAAGCATGAAGATTTTGATATGGGCGAAATCTTAAAAGACTTAAGATTCCAAGAATCATTAATAGACAAAAATGTATTATTTGATGATTTCTTAGGAGCTATTTATAATCAAACAACCCCAATAGATGATAATTTAGGAGCTAAATTATATGAAAAAATATCCAATTTTGTGGAAAACACTCAAGATGTTGATAGAAATGAAATACCAGCTTTAATTTCACAGCTTGAAATGTTGGATGGGGATGTTTTGAAAAATGTTGTCAATTATCCTGAATCTATAAAACGTATTTTAAACTTGATAAGTATATCAAAAAATAAGTTAAATGGTTATGAAAACAAATTTTCAAACAATTTTGATATAAAAGGATACTCTTCAAAAGAAGAATATGGTAAAAATTTAGGAAATCAAATAACCACATTAACTTATACTATAACTGCAGGAATTGATATAGTCGCATTAGAAAAATTCAGCAATACCTATAAGCTTTTAAACACATACATACCTCTTTCAGCATCCAGCATAACTCTAAACAACCAAACATACAAATTAAGTTCATACAATGATACATGGGGGTGGCCTTTGATATTACCAGGTAATTTCACATCCAGAGATTTTGATAAATATTACACATTCTTTGAATATGTAAGTACTTATGATGGAACAATCACTGACTACACATTAGATTTTAATAATTCAATGTGTACAATACCCCAATCAGCATCATATAATGATTTATATAAACAAAATGGTATATTTGATCATATATTGAGAGATAAACTTGCGTCACAATTAAGATTATCTGCATAAATAATCATATATGTCGGTTACTGCACAATTTGGATATCCTGATATTCCAAAATCTATAACAAACGCTAATGTTCAAACAAAAGACGCTTTGGATGTCAGTAATCCGATGTCATTTATATTGTTCATAAAAACAATATCAAATTCTTTCGAACCTTCCAATTTACAAGCTTATTATAATGAATATTTAAAAAGATGGAATTCGATTAAGAAAAATAAAGAAATATCAGATTCAGAATTAATTACTGAAAAATATAGAGAATTTTTAAAAGAAATATCATTAAATTATTCAACTTTAGAAGAACAGAAATTTTTATCAAATCTTGATTTCAATGATCCCTCAGATTTAGAAATTGCGTTACCGTTCTACAGTAAAAAACTCATAGAAATATCTGAGTATTTTAATAAAAAGAGAGAAGAAGCTAAATTTCAATTATTAAAGAAGAAATTAGTAGGTACTAATTATGGATTACAAAAATCAATAAATGATTTTACTATAAATTATTTAGAATCTATACAAGACGGTTCATTTTATTTTAATATAGATGATATTAAAGCAAAATTAGAGATTGAAATTGAAGAATTGTTCGATACATATCCATCATATTTCAATCAAACGCCAAATGAAAGAATATATGATAATAAAGATTTAGATTGGGGTTATGACATATTTTTAAAAACCAACGCTGAATTATTATCCACTACATTTGCCAGCGTTAGTTCTTTATCTGCTCTCAAAGAACTTAACGATTTAATTGATAATAAAAGAAAATTAACAAAAAAATATTTATCAACTGATTTTTATTACATATCAACTGGTCCAACATTATCAGGAAGCACAACGTTCGATTTCGTTTCTGGAAAATTATTTGATGTTAGTAATAATGCAAAAAACTTTTTAAACATTGATTATCCTACAACAGCATCTACTAGAAAAAACAACATACAAACTCCAAGAGAGATTGGATTTTTCAGACCTCATAAAAACGCTATTGTTATAATAGATGGAAAAAATTTATCATTCAATATTAATAGATCAGCATTGGAAGAAAATAAAATTTATTATTTTCCCGATCCTTTGGTTCATGATTCTGAATTAATAACATATTCAATCGATGGTGATTATTTAAAAACAAATTTCACATCTGGGTTAGCAAAAAATCAACCAATACAAACCCAAGACGGTGTTTTTTATCAAGGATATACATCTCAAAATGATATAACCCCAATCCCAGATTTGAGTATGTTATTCAACATGGGATATATACATGATCAAAAGAAAGATGTATATGGAAACACATTCGGATTAATAAAAGACAATTATAATTTTAGAGAAAACATAAGTAGAATTGATTATAATTATATAAAAAGTATGCTCTTAAATGGTTATCAATTTTTTGATGACAATTATAACGAAGGGTTTGATTTCGATTATAGTTATAGTGATTATTATACAACAACTAATAGTACAAAACGATCTGGCCTTTCAACTTACACAAATTCATTTACTGGAGCTTTTGATTATACATATACTTTATTTTTTAGATATTTTACGCCATTTGAAGAATTATATATTCCTCCCGATCAATTAGCTACAAATAATGAAATATTGGAATGTGTAGGATTTAATAAACCAAACGGTGACTTTCATTTAGATCCAATATCTTCAGATTTATCAGCATTTCCAGGTGATGAAAACTATTATTTTTCAAAATTAATAGAAGGCGGCATTCACACATTAACTCCTACAATAATAAGAGGATTAAAAGATCCTTTATTTCCAAGCATAACAGCATCGTTTGAAAATAATTATAAATCTAATATTGTAGAATGTGGATTATTTACAGATAAGTATAATTTTGATGTAGATTTTACTTCCAGAGAATATTCATTTATATCTGATATAGATTCAACCAAATATACATTAACGTCATCTATATCAACAGTGGTGGAAAGATTGTTTGATAGATATGATTTGACAGGGAACATATATGTTAAAAACGTATCAAATCAACAATCTTATAAAATTACAGATTTATTTTCATATTGGAATTTAAAATTTCCAATTGATTTAATCACTGAATTAAATGGATCAATAAAATCATTCGATTTTATAAATGATGTTATATTAATAGAAACTTCCAATTATTTCATGGTTGATAAAGTGAAATATAATTCTGGAAATTTTGAAAATCCCTTGACAGAAGGGATATTTATAAATCATTCTGATAATGATTTCAATAAAATTTCAAATAGATTTAAAATAAACAATGATGTTTATTATTGTTTATTAGAAACATTGTCATCATCATTATCATCAAATAATTTAATAATTTATCCAAAAATATATAAATTTAATACATTAAATTTCACAAATGATGAAATTTTCCCAATATCTATTTCAAAAATAGAAAATAATTCAGGATATTTTGCAATTTCTTCGAATAATGTAAGATATACACATGCTGAAAATCCCATAATTATACACGATAGCAGAGCAAACATATTAAACATATCATTTTTAATAAAAGATCAAAATAATTATTTTTCTTTACAAGAATTTGAATTCGATATCAATTCAAATATGGACTTATTAAATCATACGCAATATTTTGATAATTCATCTATATATTCAAACATTTTCAATAAATCATTACCGTTGATGAATTTAAATGTATTATTATCATCAAATCAACCAACTATATTGAATGAAAATCTTGTATTATGAATACTAAAACTTTAATATTATCAACCACTTCCTCATCATACAACAATGTCATGGATGCTGTGATTCTTAATGATGCAACCGTTTTAAATATATCATTAGGTGATGTTTATGAAGATGTATTGCCTATAAGTTTACAAATAAATTGGGGAGATAATAATATATTATATTATGATAATGATTTGTATAAAGTTTACAGAAAAGAAAGCATAATTCCAGAAGTGATATATGGAAAATTTAGCAAAATATTACAAGATACTTATAGTTTTGAATATTATCCATCAAAAACAGCAACCTATAAAAAAATGACGGCTCAGTTTTTGATAAAATATACAAATAAAGACACTACGTTAATAACTATACCAATTGAAATTAAATCAGCAGATTATTTTGAATCTGTATATGATATGAAAATGATTTCTACTCATATTTTACCAGAAGACGGATTCAAAACTCATAAATTTTTAACAAGCAAAGGCAATTATGTGGTAGAAGTGGAATCACCAATGTCAGAAAACAGATAGTGGGGGAGAGTTCGTTTATAACGGTTCAGTTGATTCTACTGGATTATGGACTAGACCATTGACTGATGCTGAAATTGTCGCTCTTTACAATAATGGCAGCGGCCTTCCATATGAACAGTTTTAAATAATGTATAGTAACTAAATAATTTAGTGGTATCCAATGTATTTCAACTATCATCTTTAAAAAGCTATCAACTGTCTTGTTCATTGGACGGCCTTGAATTTAAGCAATTTGAAAAAACACACAATGGGGGTATACCACTTTATTTTACAGAGTGTTTTTCTGATGCTTGCGATTATAAATCAAAATTCTATACTGATTTTATTTTAACAAAAAACACAAAATCTTCGGATATTTTTAATTTTAAATTTCCAAAACTTGAAGTTGAAAAGTTTTTAACAACAATTCAAGATGAAGGCTTGTATCTTACATGTGTCGGAGTTGAAGAAAGTTATTTCAAAGATGCTTTTCGTTCTGATGAAATTCCTGATTATAGAGGATGTTTGTTTAATAAATTATCATCATCCTCTTCCCCATTAACATCATTCACTTTGGACTTTTTTGAAAAAGAAAAATGTAAAATATCATGTCAAATAGATAATGAAACTTATTATTTGATTTATAATGATGTTAAACAAAACGATCCTTATTTTATCAACGAAAGATTGCTTTCATCCGATGATTCAATAATTCAACCACATCATTTCAATTACATTTATCAAGAAAATTACAATTTTATAACATTTTTTAAAGAAACTGCTGATGGTATATATTATCTATATAGAGATGATCATAGATTAAAAGCATCTTTAATAACAGGTTTTAATAAACTTAATGTTATAGAAAGTGTTTTTAAAATATCCAGAAATAAATATTTCAATTTTGATTTATCTTTGAACAGTACATTCATAACATATAATAATGATGATAATAAAATCGATATAGATAAAAGTGAATTCGATTTAAAAAATAACTTTTTAATACACAAAGGAAATTCAGTTAAAAATTCAAAAAGCAGCATTACAGTTTTAAAAAATCACTTCTTACCTCATTTAGATCAAATATCAAACGCTAATAATTTATTAAGTGGTATTAAAGAGCAATCAAATACAATTTATGTAGATAATATTAGAAATTATACTTCAATATTTGAAGATATTTCTACAGAAAAAGACGATGATTTAGAATTAAATTATGTTTATCATAATAAAAGTTACACTATAGTACCAGGAAAAAATGAATTTGTGGCTCCTGATAATATGTTCCCATTTTCACAACTTAATATAAATGATTCTAAATTAAAAGAAGCTGGGGCGTTTTCATTTCCATCTCCTGACTTGGCAGACAAGGTATATTATTATGATAACGATGTTCAAATAACCAATAATCAACATTATTTATGCACTTGGTTGTCTGGAGCTGCTGGATCTACCAATTCTGTTTGGGTAGATAGATACTATTATCCAGACCGCATAAACAAACAAGATGCATTGAATGGAAAATCAGTTTTTTCTAAAACATATGATGAATACATAGAAGAATATATCGAGGCCAATTCTTCTATATCTGATGGAATTGATAATTTTAAATTTTTTGATAAAAAAAGTGAATTAATTTTCAAACCTAATAAAAAATACATTTACGAGAGAGTTTCTTTTGCGAAAGAAACAACCGAAGCTATCACATATTGTAATACATTTGTATCTAATAAACCATCTAATTACTTTAAAACAATAAACGAATCTGGTCAATTTACATTTGTGTTATATTTCTATGGAAATGGAGAATCTTGGGAAGTTAAAACAGATAGGAATGATGTAAATGCTGGAATTTCTATTGTTAAAACTGGATCAAATGTTACAATTTCCTATATTTTATATGCTACGAATAGCTCAGGACAATTAGCATATAGAAAATACACAAAAACAGTAAATTTCAAAATCTTTAAAGAAAATGCAATATTCATTGGATTTGATTCATATTCAGGTAATGGATATATATTATTCAATGAAGATCCGTTGATGCTGTTTAAAGAACAGGCTGCTAGATTTTCAGAAAGAAATATCATTCTAGGTGACTTTTTTGTATATGAGACTGATAAAGTAACAAATAAAATAAATAAAATCAATTTATTAAGTTATTCAGGATCAAATATATCTGATAAGTTTATAGCTGATAGGTTTTATTCTAAAGATTTAGTGTATTCAATATCTATATCTAAAGGAAAATACAGTATAAATACCATATACATAACATTACCATGTGGTATGAGAAATGGAAGTGATAATATTAAGTTAGTACATACTGTGTGCGGAAATACATCAAGCAAATCTAATAAATCTAATATTTTTGTAAAAAATATTGATATCGAAAATGAAGAAATATTAAACGACTTAGAAAATGAACTTAAATCAAAAATTGAAACTGTTTTACCAGTTTCAAACGATGTAAATATAATTATAAATAAAAAATACAAATGATTTCATATTATAAATATACTGAAGGGGAAGCATTTACAATAAATGGATCTGATTATGTTGGTTTCTTCAACGTGGTTGAAGGTAAAGCGTATACTGGAAAGAAAAAAACAGAAGCTAGTGGAGAATTAGTCCCAAAACAAACATTTATAAGTGAAATATATTTGAGACAATTAGAATTTGATTCTAATTATGTACAAAACATCAATTTATTGTCAGTTTCCCAAGAAAAATTTGATATTTTTACAAAAACTAATTTAGAAAAAGTAATAGATACTATAAATTTAAACAATCTTAACATATATAAAAGTTTAGTTTTACAAAACCCTAACTTTTTAAGTTTATCTAATGCAAATAATCTTTTTTATGGGTTATCTTCAACATATTCTGATATCAGAAATAATGATGATGTCTATGGAAAAACCGTATATACTCAAATAGATCCTTTTAAATATAGTGGCGTTTGGGAATTTTTAGATAACATAAAAAGTGGCACTTTCACAGTTAAAAATAACGATGAATTTGTATATTTTTGCACTGATAATATCAACATATATGCTATAGAAGGAAGTTTCTCAGATCCTTCTAAAAAATTAGAATTATTAGAAATAGATAAATCAACCGATACCAACACTATAAGAAATGTTCTGATAGATGACATCGATTTGAATATTTTTCAAATAAAAGACAGCTCGATTATATTATATGAATATGAACCTTTTATAAATTGTGGAAATTTATTGAAAAAAGACGAAATATATCTTCAAAAAGATTTAAAATTTGTAAGAATTGGAAATTCAATAAGATTAGAAGTTACAAATAGTGATATTTATATTAAAAATAAATATTCAAATGATATTTTTTATAAAGCAGATATAAATTCTTTAAATTTAGGATTGATACTAAACTGTCAAGTTAGAATTATAGATGATTTAATAGCAATAATATCAAAAAATAATAATAAATTTTATATAACATATATAGATCCAGAATTCCCAGATGAAATTTTCAATCAATTTGAATTATTATATTTCAATGATTCAAGTTTTAATTTATTATTTTCTGATATCGATTCAAATATAATTATATTAACTTTTTCAGACTATATTCAAGTAAGATTTATAAGCAATTCCACTTATCCAGCCAGCACATCCAGCAATTATAATTATTCAAAATCAAATTTTAAATATTTAAAAGATCACACCTGGAACACTAATACGCTTTTATATAACTTTTCAAATATTATAAAATGGAACTCTAACGCTTTAAAGTCAAATTCGTACAACAATATATTAATTGATACCAAAAATATTGGAAATTTAAGCTATACCATAGTTCATAATGTTGGTAGAATTTATGCAATAAAAAAAATAGCATCTGAAGATTTTAAAATATTTAAAATTCCTAAAAATTTACCAAAAGCGTTTACTAATGTAGAATGTTCAAACTCTTCTTTTGGCTTGTATTTAAATAACACTTTAAAAAATATAGTCACAGATACTATAAGTATTTTCACAAACAACGAATGCAAGGCAAAAATGTCACAGAATGGAGAAGATGTAATTATTTCAGAACTTGAAAATATAAAAATATCTATAGAAAATATGTTTTTTAATGGAAATGAACAGCTAAATGTCTCAACATTAAACAGAATTTTTGAAACAATTATCGAATTGCAACGAAAATTAATTAATTAATAAATATTGTATAAAATATTCAATGAGTAAATAGTAATATATGCCAAATAGTTTAGAAAATCAATTTATTGCTGATACATTCAAGGCATTATTGCACACTGGAAACATCAGTTTAAGTTCTGGTTCTCCCGATGCTAAAATTTATTCAGGTGATGGGTTTGAATCGTCTTTAAGTGTATCTACAATATCAAATGGAATTAAAGTAAGTGGCGATGCTACAATTTATGGAAATGTTATTTCCAGCAAAAGTGGCAATTTTTCTGGATCTTTAAGTTCTGGTTCTCATACAGTAACTGGAGATTCCAATATAAGTGGAAGTGTTGATGTTGCTGGTGGTATAAATATCGGAGGTTCTTTAAATTCTGGTTCTCATACAGTGACTGGAAATTCTAATATAAGTGGAACTTTAGCTTCTGCTTCTCATACAGTGACTGGAAATTCTAATATAAGTGGAACTGCTAGAGTTGGAGGAACAACAACAATAATTGGATCTTTAAGTTCTGGTTCTCATACAGTGACTGGAAATTCTAATATAAGTGGAACTGCTAGAGTTGGAGGAACAACAACAATAATTGGATCTTTAAGTTCTGGTTCTCATACAGTGACTGGAAATTCTAGAATTACAAACAGGATTGATACTAATACAATCTACGCTGATACATATTTAAATTTACCAAGCACTGATACAAGAGCCGATATAGTAAATCATATCTATCCTGTTGGTAGTATATTTTTATCTTTTACAAATGTAAATCCATCCGTCAGATTCACTGGCACATCATGGGTCCAGGTTTCTCAAGGAAGATTTGTAGTAGGTGTTGGTACTGGTAATGATGGTATTCAAAATAAAATATTTACAGCTGGTAATAACACTGGTGAATATACACATCAACTTACAATAGCAGAAATGCCTAGCCATACACATGAAACTTATGCACAACCTTCAAACGATGGTGATGATGGAGGGGGCAGTGATTGGAATCCTTATTCCTTTTTAACGGAATCTAGTGCTACAGGAGGAGATCAATATCACAACAACACCCCACCTGGGTTTGGTTTGTATGTATGGCAAAGAACAGTGTAATAGAAATTTAAAAATATGGCAAGTGTAGTAATATCAAAAATTAAAGTTAGAAGAGGAACCGATACTCAAAGAAAAAACATAGTATTGGATCAAGGAGAGCTTGGATATACAACGGATACAAACAGATTATATGTTGGCAATGGTGTTATAAATGGTGGTATAGTGGTCGGTTCAAAAATACACCCACCATTATTTTCAACAGGAGATTTAACATCTGTTATATCTGAAGTTGGAGATATTGTTTGGGTTAACGGCATTTTTTATCAATTAATATCTTCTGATTACACCGATTTATATTCATGGAAAAATATAGGAACATTATTAGATTCAGAATATTTTGAATATGATGGAAGTAATCAAATAACTTTAAAAAATAATGTTATCAAGACAGCAAATTTAGCAGATGAGATTAGAGATGGTTTTTCAGTACAAGTCGATAATTCAACAATAGAATATGTCGGAGGAAACATATTAAGAATTAAAGATCTTGGCGTTTCTAAAGAAAAATTACAATCTTATTCAGTAACTAATGATAAATTATCTCCTGATGTTATTGGAAATGGCTTGCAGGGATCTGCTGGATCTCCAATTTCATTAAAAATTGACGGATCTTATTTTTATTTTACTCCAAATGGATCTCTTGGAATTTCTTTATCGGCAATTCAAACATATGGTGATAATATAACAACTGTTAAAAATTTAACAGGTGGGATTGTAGTGAAAACCAATTCTATTGATGAAAATTATATCAAATCATCAATGTTTGGTAATGGAATAAGCGGCGGGGCTGGTAATAAAGTAGCATTAAATGTTGATAATTTAACTTTTGGATTTAATCCAAGCTCTAAACTTAAATTAAATACAAATTCAATTGATGAAACTTATATCACATCATCTACTTTTGGTAAAGGGTTAGTCGGAGGTTCTGGAAACAAAGCAACTTTAAACATAGATCCTACATTTTTTAATTACAATACATTAAGCGCTTTAACATTATTGAGCGCAACAATAGATCATAATTATATTAATTTCGCATCATTTGGTGATGGTATACAAGGAGGAAGTGGAGATTTAATTAAATTAAAAGTAAAGGAAGGATTATTCGATTTTGAAGTTGGTAAATTGCAATTATCAGCAAATAGCGTGACAGAAAAATATATAAATTCAAATGCGTTTGATCGTGGTATAATAGGGGGAAATAATCAAAAAATTTCTGTAAATGCAACAAATAGTTTTTCATTTACATCAGCTAATGAATTAGAACTTAACTCCACACTTGGATATAGTTCTAATACGGCGACAATAAGTTCTATTAATAGCGTAGGATCTATAAGTTTAAGCAGTGGTGTGATTTTTCCTAGAATATCATGGGATGAATTTGGAAGATTGACAGATATTAAGACTTCTATAGTTGAAGTTTTAACTGGAAATTCTAGTTTAAGCGGATTCAATGTAAGTAATTCACTATCTTCAATTTTCAATGGTTATATCACACAAGGACCACAAAACAGTGCAAATATTACAAGATTTACAGCAACAGATCACAGAAACAACACATATGTATTATCAAGTGCTGGATTTTTAGCAATTTCTCATGAAAATACAAGCTTATCTGGACAAAGACTAAAAAGATTTGCAATTCCAATATTTGCTTATTAATTTCATCACATAAATAATATTATGCCTAATTCAATAGAAATTTTCGAAAATACATTACTTCAATTAATTACAAGACAAGGTACTGATAATGATAGAACCGAAGTAATTTTAAAATCTGGAGAACTAGGGTACACAACTGATACAAAACGTTTATTTGTTGGGGATGGTAGTGAATATGGAGGCAACGTAGTTGGTAATAAGTTCAGAGGATATACCACCAATTTAACAAGTTTAGGTAGTGGTTTAGTTGGAGACATTGCATATAAAACAGATGAAAATAGCATATACGCTATTTTATCAGGAGATGGTACAAATTCAGCAAACTGGAGAAAAATAGGGGGTGTATATACTGCAGCAGATGGAAGCATCAATATAACAGTAGATAATAAAATTTCTGTATTGAGTTTATCAGCTGGAACAATTTCGCATGACTTGATGGGACAATCTATAATTTTAGATTCTACAAAAAGATTAACATTGTCTTCAACGATAGCAACGAATTCAATCGTACCTCAAAGAAACACACAATATTTAAAACTTCCCGAATATTTATCTATAAATTCAAATGAATACACCTTTCCGATAGGTGAATTAGGAAATAATAAATATTTAAAAACCGATGCAGTTGGAAGATTATCATGGAGCGCTTTGGGATCTAATGTTAATTATTTTACATATAATAGCGGTGGTATATTACCAGTTGGAACTATAATATCTACATTAACATCAACGAATTTAAATACCGATTGGGTAATTTGCAATGGACAATTATTAGCTGGTGTTAATTATCCAGAATTATCGGCTGTTATAGGAACAACATTCGGTGGAAACACAAGCGCATTTAGAGTTCCTAACTTAAACAATGATATGTTATATGGGACAAGTTCAAGTCCTTATAATTCTACCATTTATACATTCACATCTGGCACATCAGCAAATAGATCACAATTGTCGGCTATTGGTGTGAACTTTTTCGTAAAAGCAAAACCAGACAAGGTAATAAAAGGAACTTTACAAATTGATTCTCCATTAAATGTAACAATAAATGGAACGAATAGAAATGATACAAAAATTTCAGCATTAACTACATTAGACAGTGATGTTAAAATTTCTTTACCATCTAGTAGAATTAAAGTAAGCTATCCCCTCGGAGTTGCTAAAGATTTATCAGATGTTACTGGATCTTATGTAAGTATTTTTAATGGTGATTTAGATATAACTGGACCAACTAATACTTTAAAAGTTGATGTTCCTTTAAAATTAACAGTCGATGGAACCGATAGGACTGGAACAGCTGTAAGTCCATATAATGGAAATCTTAACATACAATTAAACACCTCAAATACAATAAAAGTAGACACTCCTTTATCATTAACTGTGGATGGAAGTGATAAAACTGGACAAACTGTTGATTTAGACACTCCAAATCAAAATATGGTGGTTGATTTAAATTTCACTAATATGATGAATACGATTTACCCAATCGGATCTATTATATTTTCTATAGATAGTTTAAATCCTCAAAATAGATTCGGAGGAACGTGGGTTCAAATATCTCAAGGAAGATTTGTAGTAGGTTTTGGCACGGGTAATGACGGTATTCAAAATAAAGCATTTGCAGCTGGTAATAACACTGGTGAATATGAACATCAACTTACAATAGCAGAAATGCCAAATCATACTCACCCAAACTCAAAAACTATAGGTGGGTCTACAGGTGATAAAAGTAAACCGTATTTATATATGACGTATGCCGATGGTGGTCAGTCATCGTTTGGACCTGTTTCACCCACTGATGGTGCTGGGGGAGGACAATATCATAATAATACTCCTCCAGGTTTCGGTATGTATGTTTGGCAAAGAACTGCTTTAGCTTAATAATCAATGAGTGTTCCAAATGATATTTTATTACCAGTTAATGCGAAGTATATTAGTTTTGTTGATCCAAAATTAAAATTCAATCCGCATTATGATGTAGTGTGGAGTTTTCAAATAGCACTTACAGGTACAGAACACGCATTTTCAACTTTTTTAGTTAATAATTCTAATTTCACTCCTGAAAAAGGACATTATTTAGGACTTCCAATAGATATTAATGCTATAACTACGGAATTATTAATACCAATCACCACAGAATATAGTGAATATATAACAACACAAGAATCTTTATCAACGACATTGATTAGCATATCATTTGATACCACTGGTTTCAACGCATTATCAACGCCTTTTAGAGAAGGATTGAAAAGATCTGAAATTAAAAGAAATAGTTTAACAATAAGAAATGATAATCAAGAAGTAATATATCATAATGCACTTTCAGCATTAGCATTATCTGGATCGCAAACAACATTCGTGATGACATCATCACAAACATATTGGCAAACTTTAAGATTTAGATTATCTAACTTGGGGTCTAAATTAGATATTGATTTAAAAACTGATAATGATTATGTAACTATATTTTCATTACCTGTAAATATTTCAATCACAAATGAAAATCAAATATATGCAGGTTTTTCATTCACATCTCCAGTATCATCAACATTAACTCCAAACTCTACATTATTTTTGAATAATTTCCATATTCAAGGAAATACATCAACCCCCACATATGAAATTATAGATAACAATCCTTTTGTTATTGATACAGATCCAGATTATCAAATTTTTGATAATAACTTGACTATCATTCCAAAAGCATAATATATTATAATGAATAATTTCAATATTGAAGAACAATTAAATAAATCCGTAGAATGTGTTAATTTAATTAAAGATGAAAATAGTGGAAATTTATATTGTAAATATCTAACAAACAGAACTGGCACATTATTTTCAGCAAATAATAAAGCGTTATGTAATTTTATATGTTCTAAAAAAGGACCATATAACAATAAACCAATTTCTGCAAATGAAGAAAAAGAATTTGTTGTAGAATCTATAAAGAAATTAAATCAACCATCGAAAGAAACAATTCAAAATATATTAAAACAATATAATCTAAATTTTGATATTAAAGTTCCTAGATATTATAGTGAAATAAAAAACAATTTAGAATTTTTAAAAAATTATAAAGGATTTAAAAAATTTACACTAACAGGACCGTGTATAACTATAAATTCAGGAATTGAATATTCAAATATTGATATAGTTATTTGGTTTGATTCATTAGATGATTATTTAAATCAAAAAATAAAAGAATTACTACCGAATAGCATAAACAATACTCCTGTAAATTATCATATATTTACAGGAAATGATGAAGAAATTTCATCTTTATTTTTTTCTCAATTAGACGTTGAAAATAAAATAATATATTTTTCAAAATGGTTTAATATGAATATCAGATCATTACCATTTAATTTTGAAGTTAAGTCTTGTATATATGAGGGATATGATCTTGAATTTATTGAAAAAATTAATGCCATAGATAAAGAAAATGTAAAAGCTAGAATTGGATGGAGGTCCGTTTCAGAATCTTGGAATAAAGCTTCACAATTTATAGATGCGGTTAGTAGCAGAGGATTGATTTCAACAGTATTAGACTATACAGGGGTTGATAATAAAGGTGGAGAAAGAGTATCCGATGAAATTTATAATTTAAGAAGAGAATCTTGTTTTGGGAGTTCTGAAAAAAATATTAAACCTTGTCATTTTTTGTCAAAAGATTCTGATGATATGCATTTTTGCAAAGCGTGTGGATGTGGTACAAATAAACTCGCTGTATTAAATCCAAGACAAGAAGATGGATATTCTAAATTACATTATCCAAATTTAGAATGCCCTTTGGCAAAACCAGGATTTTCTAATCATACTACACAGTAATATTATTTGAAAATTCTTCATCAATTAAATAATTATCGACCATGGCGGAGTGTAACGGATTAAAAATAACAGCGAGATATTCCAATTCGGAAGGTCCGTGTCCTCGTGGGCATCAATGTGATAATGCGGCGTGGAATCTTTATTTAGGGAAAATTTTCATAGGAGAAATAAATTTAAATAATGTAAACGATGGCGGAAATAGAGTTAGTGAATTATATGCAACTGGTGATGACATAAACGATTATATTTCCGAATTTGGATGTAATTTAAAATTTGAAGCTAAGTGCGTTAATGAATATTGCCATTCCAATATCACTTGGTATCAAGTAGAAACTGATGATGGTGAAATATTATTAGATAGTTGTGTTTTAGATTCTTTTGAATTGGATTGTTGCGGTGGAGGACCACCCCCACCACCAGTATCTACAACCACTAGAAGACCTACAACAACCACCACCAGAAGACCAACTACAACAACCAGCACAACAACTGCAACTACTACTAGAAGACCCACAACTACTACTAGAAGACCCACAACTACTACTACTAGAACTACTGATAGGTGTGATCCATCAACACAACGACCTCCAATAATTAATGATCCAACAGACGCAGAATTAACTACTATACCTTCTACAAATTCACCATGGGACATAATATTGATTGACCCTAGTTTACCTTTAAATTCTGATACTATTTTAACAACTACTACTAGCAGCACTACAACAAGCACCACCACACCAAGACCTATTATTATACCATCCACCACAATTCAACCTTGTGAAAAAGATTGTAATAAACTAGGATATTAATAAATATTATATTGTGTAGAAGATAAAATATGGCTTATAACTGCATATCTCCAGGATTAACGATTGAGGTAGTCTATAGATTAAACTCATGCTCTGGATTTCATCAATGTAATGTTGCTATTTATAATTTTATAGTAAATGGACAATTTAAAGGGGAAGTAAATTTAAATAATGGTAATGATGGCGGTGCGCGAGGAACTTCATTTTATTTATCTTCATCAGAAGCAACTGAATTATTAGTACAAACAAATGGAATTTTATACTTTGGAATATTTTGCGCGTTAGAAAATTGTCATGCAAACTTACCACAAGTTATAATAACAGATGATACAGGGGCAACATTATTCAATGATTGTTTATATAATGCATCTTCAAATATTGATTTGAATGTAATATGTGAAACTACTCCACCTCCTACAAGCACTACAACACCAACTCCTACAAGTACCACAACATCAGCTCCTACAAGTACAACTACAACAACCACAACTACTCCAAAACCTCCAGTACCAACAACACTTCCACAACCTCCAATAGATCCCAACGATCCAATCGAATTGGATTCGATACCTTCTGAAAATTCAGATAGAGATATAACTCTAATTGATTCGATAAATCCATTAACATCAGATGTTGTTTTGACAACAACTACCACTACAACAACTACCACTACAACAACCACAACTTTAAATCCCACATCAACCACCATTTCTCAAATATGTAAATCGGATTGTGATAAGTTGGGATATTAATATCAACAAATAAAATATATGAATGATACAAACATTATAACAACAGACAATGAAAACATCGATTGTGTTAATCTTTTAAAGAATGCATCTGGTAAAAAATATTGCAAATTTTTATCAAATAAAATTGGAAAAGAATTTCAAACATGTTCTGAATTATGTAAAATGCATTGTTTTGAAACTGGACCATATAACAATAAATCAATTTCAAAAGAACAAGAAAAAGATTTTATTGTAAAATCAATCAAAGAATATGATATATCTTCATTAAAATCTGTTGAAAAAATATTAGATGATTATGATTCATTTTTTGATATATCAGTTCCTATTTTTTATATTGATATATTACAAAATTTAAAATTTTTAAATAAATTTAACGGATTTAAAAAATTCACATTAACTGGAGATTGTATTATAACTTCCAAACAATCGGATTTAAAAAATTTAGATATTGTTCTTTGGTTTGATTCTATGCAAAATTTTATTAATCAAAATGTAAAATCGGAATTACCAGAAATTATCAATAATATAAAAACAAATTATTATATATATACAGGAAATATTGAAAATGTATCAGATGTTATATATCCACAATTAGATGTTGAAAATAGAAGTATATACAAATCTAAGTACTTCAATATGCAAATTAGAGGATTGCAAGTAGGTCTTCAAATAAAAGAAAATTTAAACGAAGAAAATAATATTATTAAAATTGATAATACAGAAGATATCAACAAAGAAAAAATAAAACCAAAACTTGGTTGGAATTTGGTTGCAGAATCTTGGAGTAAAGCTTCACAATTTATAGATGCTGCTAGTAGTAGAGGCTTGATTTCAACAATGTTGGATTACACAGGAGTTGATAATAAAGGTGGAGAAAGAGTATCCGATGAAATTTATAATTTAAGAAGAGAATCTTGTTTTGGAAATATTGAAAAGAACATAGAACCTTGTCAATTTTTGTCAAAAGATCCTGATGATATGTACTTTTGCAAAGGATGTGGATGTGGGTCAAATAAACTTGCTGTATTAAATCCAAGACAAGAAGATGGATATTCTAAATTACATTATCCAAATTTAGAATGTCCTTTGGCAAAACCAGGATTTTCTAATTATATAGAATGATTGTTAATCCGCTACATTTAAATTTGTCAATAAATAATAATTAAGCATGGTTACATTAACTGTAAATGGTTCTCCATATTCTGCCGCTATAAGTGCGGTCAATGATGAAGATTGGTATAATTTTACACCAAGTTCCACCAGTCTTTATACAATGAGGACATATGGAAATACAGATATGTTGATGTATCTGTATGACAGCGATCAAACAACCCCATTAGCTTCTGATGATGATAGTGGCGGTAATGGTCAATCGTTAATAACATATAATTTAAATGCTAGTCAAATCTATTATTTAAAATTAAGAGGATATGGTTCAAGTACTGGAAATTATGAAGTTGCTGTATTTTTACAAAATCCAAGTTTTACATCTTGTTATGGTACTACATTATTAAACGCTTGTAACTGTAATTCTGGTTCTATAAGCAGATTTTATACTGGATCATTAGGAATTAATACTGTAATATACACTGATAATAGTTTATCAAGCTTTTCAGCAGATGGATTATATCGAGTAAATTCATCAACAGTTTATGTTTTAAGTAGTGGAAATGGAACTATCAATAATATAAGATCATGTCCCAGCAACATTTACTTATATTATGGAGCAACTTCGGGTTCTGCTTGTACTAGTAACACTGGTTCAACTGTATATTATTTTGGATCTTTTAATGTAGGAACCACTCTATACACTTCAGATTTAACTACTACAGTAACTGATGGATATTATAGAAGTGGAAACACAAGATACTTAACAACTGGTGGTGTTATTCAATCTTCTTCAACTTGTCCAAATTCGATTACTTTATATTTTGGTTCTACTAAAGGAACATCGTGTACCAATAACAGCGGGGCAACGGTTTATTACACTGGTTCTTTTACCACAGGAACTACATTATATACTGATGCTAGTTTAACCACTACAGTATCTAATGGATATTATAGAAGTGGAAGTACATCATATCTAGTATCTAGTGGGGTTATTCAATCTTCTTCAAATTGTCCAAGTATAATTTATCTGGAGTTTGGATCTACTAAAGGAATTGCTTGTACAAATGGAACTGGAACAACTGTATATTACACTGGGTCTTTTACCACAGGAACGACTCTATATGCTGACGCAGATTTAACTACAACAGTAACCGATGGACATTATAATTATTACGGATCGATATATCTAACAAGCGGTGGAGTTATTCAATCTATTTCAAATTGTCCAAGTATAATTTATCTGGAGTTTGGATCTACTAAAGGAATTGCTTGTACAAACGGTGTTCAAATTACTACATATTACGAAGGATCTTTCGGTATAGGAACTGAATTATATAGCGATGCTGATTTAACTACCGCAGTATCCAATGGATATTATAATTATTATGGAACGATATATTATGTAGTTAGTGGAGTTGTTGATTCATCTTCGTCTTGCCCAAGTTCACTTTATATAAATTTTGGATCTACAAAAGAAATCATATGCGGTGGTGGTGCTAGTGCTACAACTGTATATTATGAAGGATATTTCGATATAGGAACTGCATTATATAGTGATGTTGATTTAATTACCCCTGCATCTGATGGATATTATAATTATTATGGAACGATATATTATGTAGTTAGTGGAGTTGTTGATTCATCTTCAACTTGTCCA